GAGCACCTGACGCAATGAGTCGCTGAGCGCTGCGCCAGGGGCAGGCAAGCCGTTCTTCTGTGCGAGTGCAAGGCGGCTGGCCGCCGTTGCGGTCGCGTCTGCTGACGGACTCAACGCCGAGCTCAAAGCCTTGCTGAGACCGCTGCTCAAGCCGCCAGCAACGCCGGCCGTGCCAGCACCGACAGCAGCGTCAGTCGCGATGTTCTTGAGGATCTGCCCATCGCCGGTCGTCGGCGTGAACGCGCCACTCGTAGCGCCTGCTGCGCCTTGAGCGAGGACGGCCGGAATCAATCCTTCAGGAGCGAGCGCGCCAGCCGCGACGTATGGCAGTGCCTTCGTCGTTGTGTTGCCTGCTGCGCCGGCGGTCGTGTGTTCGAGCAATGCACGGCGTGCAGGGTCGTTATCGAGCGTCTGCTGATCAGCCTGCGACTGCTTCAAAGCGTCGTCGTTGCCGGTCGCTCGATACCAAAGCTGCTGCGCGCCGTTGCCGATGTCCTGAGCCGCTGCCTTCGCACCGTTCATGAACTGCTCGCCGCCGCCCTGGTTCTGGACCTGGAACTGTGCAGCCTGGACGTTGCCGGTAGCAGGGCCGGAAATCTTGCTGACGATGTCGCTCGCGGTCATCCCCTTCAACTCGGCCGCCTGGACGGACGACGCGACAGGCGAACTTGTCTTCAACCAGTTGACGATTGCAGCATCGGGCGCACCGCTGTTCTTCATCTGCGCGATTTGCTGATCGAGCTGAGCCATTACCTGATCGGTCGACGGGCCGCTGTTCTGTGCAAGCGCGTTGTTGACCTTGACGACGTAGTTCTTTGTCTCGTCCGCCGTTGGCTGTTTGCCTTGGGCGACAAGGTTGCCTTGAGCCGTGCCGCCGTTGTACGCAGCAATCGCAGCGTTGACGTTGCCACCGTACTGGTGGAGCAGGTCTTGCAGCATGTCAGCCGCGCCGCGCGTCGAGTCCCATGGGTTCGTTGCGTCGACGTTGTACGCCTTCGCCGTAGCCGGTGTGAACTGCATCAAGCCGTACGCCTTGCCCGAGTTCGCAGCAGGATTGCCGCCGCTCTCGACCTGTGCAATCGACTTCAGCATGCCGGTCGGCAAGCCGCGATCTTGCTCAAGGCCCGAGGCGAACTGGTCGTATCGAGGGTCATTGAAAATGCTGTCCGCCATTACTGACCTCCGATTCCCAATCTTGCGTTGGCAACGTCAGTAGGGCTACGAACTGTCTGATAGCGGCCTGGAACGCCGTTGCCGGATGCCCCGTACGAAGGCATAGGAGTACCGTTGCCAGTAACCGGAGCCTTGTTCTTGAGGTACAGGTGGTTTGCGGCGATCTGCGATTGAATCGAATCCTGCATCGCTTGATTGCGTGCGAGATACGAAGTCTGATCCATGCTGTGACGATTAGGTGCTGCCGAACTTGCGTACGTCGTCAATTCACCTTGACGGAGATTGCTTGGTACAGACTGAGCGGCTTCAGCAAACAAGTTCGAACCGTCGATCTTGTCGAGTTCGTTTTCGTCGTGGCTGTATCCAGTCGTCCAGTCCAACGCGCCCTTTGCATATCCAAGCGGGCTGTTCTGGTTGAACCAGACATTGCCGTTATTCGCAAGCTGCTGAGCACGCTGCAGGTCGGTAAGAGCCTTGTTGAGCTTGATGTTCGAAGCCTGAACGTCTGCGACATCCTTGGCGTCGCTGTTAACCTCAGTATTCGATGCACGTACGTCGGCCTGACGCTGCGAGTTGACCTGTTGAGGAACAAGCGCCTGAGCTTCTTGCACGGACTTCGGAATCAGGTTCGGATTGACGCCAGCATTCAGCAACTGACGTTGAGCAGCGATGAGCGAATTCGGATCGACGACGCTCTGCGAAACCTGTGTCACCAACGACTGTTGTTGATCAGGCTTCATTCCGCCGTTGCCTTGGAAGATGACGCCGCCTTGGCCGGTATTCGGATCGACCGAAACGAGCGACGTAGAGCCGTCAGCGTTCGTGACCGCTTGAATCTTGAGGCCGTCGCCCTTGCCGAGCACTTGACTCTGGCCGGTACGAGGGTTGACGAACATCATCGTGTTCGAGCCGTCAGCGTTCTTGATCTCGTGGACCTGACCCGGCGTGAACTGCGCCTGCATCATGCTTTCCGCGAGCTGCTGCGCGACAGGCCCAGCACGCATCAGGTTCGTCATCTTCGCTAGGAACTCATTGGGAGAGGCTGTTCCACCACTGCTGGATGGCGCTTGGGATTGAGCCGCCGTTGACTGTTGTGCCGATAGCGGGTCCGGTTGCGTTTGGGTTGCTGGCGCTGCTTGGGGGGATTGGCTGTCCGGCGCCTGGGACTCCCCCTGTGTTTTTTTTGGGGGAATCATTCCCTGTGGTGCGGTCTGGCCGACTGGCTGATTTGGCGGTGGGATCATGCCGCCACCCGGTGTGCCTCCAGGCGAAGGCATGCCGAGCATTGGGCCGATGCCGCCAGTCATGTAGTCAGGCGTGCCATCCGCATAGGACGGGCCTGTCGTCGGCGCCGATGGTGCAGGCGTCGTGTTTTGCGATGGCTGGCCGGTCACTGTAGGTGCGCCAGCTGCTGCGCCTCCGGCCGATGGTGCGAAGCTCGATGGCGAGTACGCGCCACCGCTGCCGTTTCCGACGCCCAGAGCGTTGTTGATCGCTGCTTGCTGGTGATCGCTCAACGCTTGCGAGCCTTGCTGTGCCTGGTTGTTTGCGTAGCCAGCGAGAGCACCCTGAAGCATCTGGCCGATAGCTGTGCCGCCCGTGTTGCCGCCAGCGAAGAACGAGCCGGCCTGGTTGTTGAAGATTTGACCTTGACGGCCTTGCATCGACTGCTGCGTGAGCGCCTGAGCAAGAGCACGCTGGCGCGCGACTTGCGCGGCGTCAGTCGCGTAATCGAAATTATTTGGATCGAACTGAGTCGTTGTTGCCATTGAGTGCTCCTTTGCACCTTCTTGTTTTGTGGTGTGTATTTATTCCACGTTAGGCCATCATGAATGCCATCATTGCTGCAGAACCAAGGCCGCCAAGCGTTCCCATTAACGAGCTCGAATTTGCTCCGTTCTGAGCAGCAACACCACTGTTGTACTGACCGAGCATGTTTGCAGCGCTTGAGTAGTCCGTACCACCCGTATACCCAGCTGAGCTGTTTGGCTGTGACCCGAATGAAGGCATCTGAACCTGATTGCCGTACAAAACAGCATTCATGTTGTTCAGTGGTTGCAAGTAGTTCTGCAAAGCGGCTTGGTAAGCGGTCTGGTACGAATTCAACGCTTGACCATACTGCTGTGACTGCGCAGCGTTATAGTTCTGCAAGGCATTCTGGTTTGCGCCGTATCCTGCAAGTGCTTGGCTATAAGCTTGGTTTTGAGCCGCATTGCCGGCGTTGTACGCACTGAGGTTTTGATTCGCTTGCGTACTTGCTGCTTGGTTCTGGGCGCCGTATGCACCGAGCGCGTTTGCGTAGTTCTGGCCGAGAGCAGCGTTGTTCGCACTGAATGCACCAAGCCCTTGGCTGTAGTTCTGTCCAATGCCGCTGTTCGCAGCTGACATCGACGACAATCCTTGGTTGTACGCTTGGTTCTGAGCGGTGTTCTGAGCGCCGTATCCTGCAAGAGCGGATGCGTAGTTCTGATTCGCGATGTTCGCGCCGGTTTGAACCGCCTGATTCGCTAGCTGATCCTGCTGCTGCGCTTGAGTGCGCTGCTGGTTCTGCATTGCGTTGTTGTAGGCCTCGCTGCCCGGCGTGATTCCCTGCAAACGGAGCTGTGAATCAAGGTTCGTATTCGCTTGATTCCATTGGTCTTGCAATAGGCCGGTAGACGCGTTGTATGCAGACTGAGCGCCTTGCTGTGCGTCTGCGCTGCTGAACTGCGGAGCGTTGAGGTTTACCGAGCCCGCGCTCGAAGTGAACTGGTTTGGATCGGTATAGGCGCTTTGGCCGGCACTGAAATTCGTATTCAGCGAAGGCGAACCGCTGAAGTTCAGGCTTTGACTTGGACCGTTCGCGTAGTTCTGATTGACCGAGCTAACGCCGGTCGGGTTGAAGTTGCCGAAACCGGTATTGACCGACGAAACACCATTCGTGTACGAGCCAAGCTGCGGCGCATTGAAGCCGCCGGCCATCGTGTTCGCTACTTGACCTTGAAGCGTTTGAGCAAGCTGCGATTGGTTCTGCTGTACTTGCTGCTGGCTATTCAATGCCGCCTGTTGATCAGGCGTAAGCGATACCGTTTGGGTCCAGTTGTTATTGCCGTCCTGCGACCATGTATCGGTACCCCAAGGAGTTGTAGTAGTCGGACGGTTGGCCTGCGTTTGGTATTGCAGGTTCGCCATATTGCCGGCTGCGGTTTCCTGTGCGGCTGCGGTGTAATCGGGTGCTGGTGGAGCTGATGCTTTGCTCATCAATCGACCTCGTTCTTGTTGTTCTTGTTGAGGTACGCCGTGTATTCACGGTCGTATGACAGAGAGCAGGTGTTAGGCGTCAGCCTCCGTCTGAATAGCGGTATTTATGGGAATACGGGTTTGCTTGCTCGGCTTCGCGTACTTGCCGTTAAGCCATTGCCGTTTCGTCAAGCCATAGACGAATGCATCGCGCGATTCGCCGTATGCGTCCTCAAGTCGGCACACGAATTGATGGCCGAGCTTCTCGTGCATCTGGATCGCGTCGGCGTTCTCGGTGTTGACCGTGAAGTTGAAGCGCGATTTACCGGCATGCCTAAAAACGAAGTCGTAGACCGTGAAAGCGAAATCGCGGGTCATCCAACGCTTGCTTAAGTCGCTTGCGATATTTCCTTCGCAGCTATGCTGAGTCCAACGATTGAGCGCAACGACACAGAGGATTTCGAATGAACCGTCATCGTTGAACTGAACGTGTGCAATCGTTCGGCACTCGTCGGGTTCGAATAGTCCGGGTTCACCGATCCGTTGCGTCATCCACTCAAGGAACATCGGCGCATACTGCTGATCGGTGACGATCACCCGGTTAGCCATCCTGGCCGCCCGGTACGTACTTAATCGACGTTGAAGTCCAAACCGTTTGCGAAGTACATGACATCGAAACGGCAATGGCAATGAATTCACCGGGGAAACAAAGCGGCGTAGCCCATTGGTTATACGTTGTGAGGCTACCAACCCATGTCGCGTTAACGTTGTCCCATGTCGCGTTGTCCCAAACGGCGCCAGTAACTGGGTTAACTGTTGCTGAGCCAACAATCGGAATAAGATTGAAGTCGGTATTGACGCCAATCTGAATCGTCGGGTTCGACTGGCCGGTAACGAGGAACGGCTTAACGTGCTTGACGTGCTTGCGTACGCCAACAGCGTTCAATTCACTGAAAGCGGATAGGGCCGTCGCAATGATGTTGTTGCCGCCCGTGCCGTCGCTATTAACTGCGTCGGCATACCCGATGAACGCAAGCGCTACGAAGTTCGTCCCGCCGAAGTACATCGCTTCGTTGAACATCGTGAAGCACTGAGCCGGCCAGCCGGTGAACTGCGTCCACCCGCCAGTAATCGTGTGAAAGCAGAACTGGAAGTTGTTCGCCTGCGTTCCCTGCGGAACGTTCAGCATGAGAATGTTCTGTCCGGGGTAGACCGTCACCTCAAAGCCTGGAACGTTCGCGCCGGTCGATACAAGGTCGCTGATCGTTGGGCTGATCTGGTACGTAATCGCTGCCGTGCTATCGAGGCGAGCGGACTGGATGTACTTCGACATCGGGTACAGGCCGTCTTGCGTCAGGATCAGCAAGTCACCGGCCATCTGGACCGTACAGCGGCGGCCGACAGGTGCGCCGAGCTGGTACGTGCCGATCAGGCCCCACGTTGTCGCGGTCGCTGGATCGTTACCTTCGTAGACTGCTACGTCGCCACGATTGCTGACCGCCACGAGCAGCGCCTGGACACCACCAGATCCGGTGTCAATCGTCCACGTCGACAGCTTGTGAAGGTGTCCACCGCGCGGGAAGAACGGTCCGAAGTCGAATGCGTTGAGCTGGCCGCCTACAGCCGCAATAGGGCAGTAGTACGCGACCGTGTTGTTCGAGCTGACGAACCAAAGGCGCTCTTGGTGGAGCGTCACGTCGATGAACGAGCTGATCGAGACCGCCGCGCTGTTGTTGTCGGTGTTCGTGAACTGCCCAGGCGACGACGGCGATGCAACCTGCGTGCATGTGATCCACGCCGTGCCGCTGTACAGCTGCGGGGCGTCCGTGCCGTTGACTGCGACCATGTAGTTCGTCGCAGCGGTCGTGTACGTCTGCTGCGCGTACTGCCAGTACGGTGACGAAGCGGTTAAGCCTGAGACGACAGGAGAGCCCACAGCGCCGCCCGCTGTCACGTCGTAGAACGCTGAGCCCGAGACTGCAAATAGCTTGCTCGCAGAGCTTGTTCGTCCGTTGTACTGAAGGAGCGACGTGACCGACGTAGGCAACCCGGTTGCCCACTTGCGGTACCCGGTGCGCTGAGAAAGGCCCTGCGGTGTCGCAATGAAGTTCTGGATGCTCAACCCGTACTGCGGGTCCATGCCGACGAGCGGGTCGACCGTGTTGAGCCCCTTGACCGGTGCAGGCATCGAGGTCGTCAGGTAGTTCTGACGCTGAGGTACGCGACTAACACCCATCACGTCACCCAGTTGCCGTCAGGAATGTTCGCGGTCGACAGCATTGGGAACGTCGGAGTTCCCGCGAGTGACAGGCGCGGTGCTGGCGCGTCGGTGCTCTTGACGCGCTCAAGCGTGCGGTTGAAGTCGACGACAGCAGCCGTCGTATCGAATCCTTCGGCGGCGAGCCATTTAAGCTTCGCGCCGTATACGAGCAATCGGTAATCGAAAACTGGGTAGTCGCTGTCCTGGGTGAAGTCTGGCTTTGCGGCACCAGTACTGCCGTCGACGATCACGTTGTTCGTGATGTACTCGTATACGAGCGTCAATGGCTTGGCGCCGGGAGTTGGATAGAACGTCACTTCGCCGTTCCAAACGCGATAGCGTTCGAAAGGCGATGTTTGAAGGTTCGTTGTCAACAGCATTTCGTATGCTGTCGGAGTGAGCGGGCCACGAAGCGGCCAACGGTTCGTTGTATCGAAGAACGTGCCGTTAATGAAGCGCTCGATGTCTGTTGGGAACGGGTAGCTGCCTTGACCGCTTACTGTCGTTAAGACATATCGCGTTTGAAGCAGTTCCCAGTCGTATTCAAGCAAAAGGTCATCGCAAACAGCGCGGACCATCGCAAGGAGCTTTAATACGTTTTGATCTTGCGAGCTGACAACGACTGTTGGTTGAGGCAGATTCAGCTCACTCGCGACCGTCTGCACGATCTTTAGAAGTGATTTTGTTGCCATGACGACCCTTTCCGGGTTCTTATAGAGAACGGGTGCGAACGCTGCGCACCCGTGTACTTGTTACCTATTTATTGCTTTATTGGCTTTCCGAAGCGCATCTTTGGCTTTGCTTCTTCGGTAGGTTCTTCAGCGTCGCCAGCTTCTTCAGATTCAGGAGCCGCATGCTGCAATTCCAAGAGCTTCGTCAACTGATCAAGACGTGATTTCAATTCGCCGATTTCGTGGTCGCGTGATGTCGAGCCATCAAGGAATTGACGTGCCTTGCGTTTGATCGAAGTGAAGTTCGGAATGCTAGCGCCGAGCGTTTCGCTCATTTCCGAAAGCTGCTCAACGCTCGTAACGTTGTGGTACTTCAGCATCTTGATTTGGTTGCCAGATAGTTCGAGTTCGTCGATTGGCGTGCCTTGTACTGCTTGGTTGATACCAGCCCTGTACTTCTCCCACTCAAGCGGATAAAGCCACTTGTCCATCTCAGTCACTGGACGGTGAACCGAGTGCTTCGTATCTCCTGGGACGAGTACGGTAACGAAGTCCTGTTCAACGTAGTGAACATCGCCGTCGTCGATTACCGCTGTTTGGTAAGGCGAGAAAACAGACTCTTTTGTGAACTGAACGATCAACTGATCGGACGCGCCGTAAAGGCTGTGAGAGATGAATCGTTTCGTTACTGGATGGCGTACGCCATCTTTTTCTTGCTCAGCCAGATTTACACGGTTGCGTTGCTCGATCAAACGCAATTCAAGTTGTGCTTGTTCTTGGCCTTGAGCGGTGGGTTGGTCATTTGTCATCATGAGACTCCATTCAAAGGTTAGATGCTGCTCAAATGCAGCAGTTGTATTTATGAAGTCGTAACTCGGTGATTTGGCAAAGAAAAAGCCCGCCAATGGCGGGCTTTGATTCAAGCTTGGTTTGTTAACCGTTGCCGTTCATTACTGGACGCTCGATTTCAACAACGGCGAAGCCGGCTGAAGGAGTACCAGTTGCAGCCTTTGCGACTGCGCCGTCAATCTTGTCGCCGGAAACTACCGTAGTAGCTGCCTGACCACCAGTCGCCGTTGCGTACAACGGCGAACCTGCTGCGACAGTACCTGCTGATACAACAGCTGAGCCCTTGACTTGATACCAGCCGTACTGACCAGCTACGTTTGCCGCCATTGCGACGGCGACAGGACCGCGACCGCCAGAAGAAGCAAGCGTTGTTGTTGCTGTGCCAGAGCCAGCGCCGGATTCGTCGTAGCGAACTACGGATCCAATAGCTGTGCTCGCTACGCCTGGAAGGTAAACGAATTCGCCTTCGCCGTACGTTGGATCGAATGCACGAACGAGCGTACCAACAGGGTGGTACTTCGTCGTTGAAGTCGAAATGATTGGCTGAGCACCAAGGAATTGTGAAGTTACGATGTAAGTCATTTATATGCTCCCTATTACGTGTTGCTGTACACGCCTTGGAACTTCGCGCCAGAGCATGTCAAGTTACCTGCCCAAGCGAGCGTTTTTACCGTTGCGTCTTGGTTGATCGACGCCTTTTCGTCAAGAGCAACCATGTTGCGGTCCTTGTGTGGACGCCACTTGAGGTACTTCGTATTCAAGAAGTACGCTGTGTTCGCGCCGATACCGGAAGCAGTTGTTTCTAGTACAACTGGAATACCTTGGAACATCAACGTTTGGAATCCAGCATTAGCTGAATCGACGTCACCGTAACGTTGCTGCGTCTGCATGCCCGTTTGGAGCAACTCGTACATCGTTGGCGATGCGATGATCAAATCAGGACGGTCGCTGCCGCGCGTCATCGACAAGATGAACTGATTCCAGTATTGAATTAATTGAGCGCCTGTTGAAGCTACACCTGAGCCGTCAACCGTTGATTGGAACTTTTGGTTCTGCCAAACCGAGTTAGCAGCTACGGAACGATCGATACCGCCATATACGTTCGATGGTGAAAGAGGAACAGCCGCCGCAAGACCCGTGAGGTTCTTGCCGTTGTTGCCAGTACCGTCGAGATACAAGTGCGTATTAAGAAGGTTCTGCATCGTCGCTTCAGCAACATTAACGCGGCCTTCGATCAAATCAATGATCTGAGCCTTGCCGCTGTTCGTGAGCGTTTCACGTCCACTAAATACGACTGGAACAGCGTACTGAGCCCAGTTGTATTGCGCTGCCGTGATTACGTCAGATGCTTGCGTTGGCAAGAAGTCGAAGCCAGAGTACGAACCACCGTTTGTATTTTGTGCAAACGAGAACGTTTCGATGATCGTTGTACCGCCATCAAATGTTTTAACGTTGCCGCGCTTGTTGAGAACGGTTAAAAGACCATTTTGTTGCGTAACGTTGTCGGCGATGTCGTTCGAACGAGCCTCAATAGTTGTTGCAACCAGATCATTAAGATTTGGGAAACTCATGTTATTGTCCTTATTGTTGAGTTTTCGATTGCGACGGTTCTGTTGTTAGCCTCGCTTCAATGCCGACAGGTGAATTGCAGTTCGGAAGTTCAAGAGTTCGATCACTGACCGGATTGCGCTACCGGTGTTGATTGATCCGTTGAACTGGCTGGCTGCTCTACTGGCCCGCTTTGTTGATCGGATGGCACTACGGTTGTTGACTGTGCTTGCAGACGTGGGTCTACAGCTGGCATTTCAACGCCCCTAGCCACGAACATGGTGAACAACGAAACCATCTTTAATCGCTCCCCGTGTCGTGTTAGTGTTTTATAGGTTTGTACCTATTTATGATTTGATCAAATGATTGCTCACTCGCCGCTATGAATGCGCCATGCGTATTCAACCGCTTCACGTGAATTCATCTTCTTTTCAGGTGCTTTGCTTCGAGCGCTTGCGCCTAACGACGGTTTAGCTGAGCCGACAGGCTTGGCTACCGATGCCGGCGCTGCTGCACGTTGACGCGCTGCTACTACGGCTGCGACTTCTGGATGATTTTGAACTGCCATCTGATATGCCCTGGACAGCAAGTCCTTGGCATCGGTGCCTTGTACGAGCCCGCTGCCTACAATCTTGCCCATCGTTTCTTTTACGTCGTTGAAGAATTCGTTCGCAGGATCGTTCGCAAAGTCATGAATAGCTTGATCCATTGACGTGTTAACTTGCTGTTGGCCGCGTTCAGCGATTCGCTTTTCGACTTCTGCGTCGATATCAACTGGTGCTTGCGGCTTCGGAGGCGCGCTCATCGCCATTGGTTGACGTGTTCCAGCGAAAAGCTGCTGAAGAACGGTAGGGTCTGGCCTGTACGTCGAAATTAAGTTGTAGATCAACTGAGCTTTGCGGTCTGGTGATCCAAAAGCAAGTTCGTTGTTCACTTCGAGAAGCTTAGCAACGACGTTGTTCGGATTGAGGCCGCTGTCTTTGATCACCTTTTCGTACGGCGCGATTACTTGACGGTACTCATTCGCAGTCTTCTTGTGTTCAGAAACCTCGTTGACGTAGTTCTGCATTTGGCGTTCACGCTCAACCCAAAACTTCTGGAAGTCACGATCAACTGAACCCCATTTTTCGCGGAGCGTCGGTGTCAATGACTGCGGTGCCTTGATCGCTTCGATTGGACGACCACTGACAGGGTCAATCCCTTCCGGTGCGTTCGCTTGTGCCTGTTGAGGCGTCAATACCTTCTGCGTGTTAGCAGGAGTCTTCGATTGAACAGCAGGCTCCTTTGGTGGAGATTCAACCTGCATAAGCCTGTCGTACGTTTCTGCAATCGTGTCGCGTAGGCTTGTTGGTTCGCTACCGGCTTCGTGCGTCTCGACAGGTTGAGTATTCGTTTCAACTGTAGAGGACTCGTTGCCGGTGGCACTAGTATCAATTGCTTGATCGTTAATGTCCGTCATGGCGGTTCCTTCTTTTACTTGTTAAATGCTGAGTTCACAACGCGTGTCACGTCTTCACGTAACTTGCGTTTAGCGGCCTTATCAGCGTCGGTCCGCTTAATAACTGCTTCCTGATTCCCCTCTGAAGCAGGAACGTAGTTGTTCTTGTCCATCCATTTCTTTAGGCCTGCGCCCGATTCGATGTACGTCTTGTCGCCTTCACGACCTGTCGCCTCGAACCCGTTCCACCCGGTCCAGCTCATCGCGCCGATCTGCGGTGCGTCGAGCGTCTTCGTCGTCGCGACGCCGCAGCACACAGGGGTGTCTTCACGGTCGGCGATCTTGCGGATGTACGTGTGTGCTTCGCCGCATTCGAGGCACTTGGACGAGTACGTAGGCATCAGCGCCCCCACGTCAGGTCTAGCGCCTGCTGGTGCGCGCTATCGAGCGCGTCTGCATGCTGCGTCGCGACGACATCGGCAGCGTCGATAGCGTTCTTCTGACGCCTGATATCAAGCTCCTGAGCGCGTAGACGCTGGTCGCCAGCTTCCGACTGAGCGTCAAGGACCGCTTGCTGACGCTTCGTCTGTTCCTGCATCTCAGCGATTTGTAGGTTCGTCTGGTTCGTCTGAGCGGCCTGCTGTGCCTTGATCTGAGCCGGGTTAGGCTGCTGAGGCTGGGACTGCTTCGCCATCGCGGCTTGCTCGATCTGCTGCAAGCCTTGGTCGACGATCCCCTCGATTTCGGCGCTGCCCTTGTAGCCAGCGAGGTTGAAGCGCAGGAGAGCCAGGCCGAGCGGTGCGATAGCTGGGAATTGCTGAGCAGCAGGAATCAGCTGCGCGAGCATGCCGGTCGCAACCTGCACGGCCTCGTTGCGCATCGCCTTCTCGGTGTTCCAGTTTGGAAGCTGGATCGAGTCAACGCTGACCGTCAGGCGGAAATTGCGCATCAACTGGTTCTTCAACAGTTGAATCGCCTGCATCGCGAACGGTTGATCCGCTTGAGGCAGCGTACCGACGCGGTTTAGGATCGTTTGCGGTTTGTAGAACTTGCAAATCAAGTGCGCTTTCAGGCGCAACAACGCCTCAACGTACTGTGCAACTTCCATTTGCATCTGAGAAAGGCGCGAAGTACCGAAAGCAACCTTGCTTTGCGTCGCAACAGTTGATTCACCCTGGGCGATAGCGCCGCGCATGATGTCGGCGATACCCTCAACCTCGTAAATCTGCTGCTTAACCTGCTCACGTGCCTGCAAAAGCTGTGCGTACGCCGATGCAACCTCTTCAAGAGGGGTAAATTCGATCGATTTCGCAAGACCGCCTTTTTCTGACTGCAAAGCAGCCCAGTTGGTAACCGGCAATCCTTCGAGTTCAGACGATGTTGTGTACAGGTCTTTTAGTTCAGTGAACGACGCGTCGTATACCCACTTCAATTGAAGTGCGCGAGCAAGGTTGGAAATACGCTTGTTGATGTTGTCCAACTCGTTGTACAGGTTCGCAACGAGTGCAAAATCACTGATCGGCGTTGTGTTCGACGTAGTGACGCGGCCAAGCGGTGGCATTGGCGTCGGAAAGAACTGGTCAAAGTTGTTCGTGTCCTCTTGAACATCAAGTGGCATGTCCGCGCCTTCAGCAACCCAGTAGATCAGCTCGCTTTGCTTGTCCCAAATCTCGTAAACATCGACCGTCTTTTCCGTCGAGTACCTTGGGTCAAGCTTGTTCTTCGAAATTCCGTCCTTTGAAGCGAGGCTTTCTTTCGCAAACGTCAGTGAGTCGATTACTTCTGCCGGAGCCGTCTGTCCAAACCGCTTCTTAACCGCGTCTTTGTCCATCGGAATGCGGCGTGCAACCCAGCGGCACTGTTGCCATACTTGGCAAGGTGCCCAAAGGAAGTCGCTCCAATTGACGTAATCAAGGCATGCCATCTGATCAGCGATTTCGCTACCAGGAATCGGCATACCGCTCATTGGGTCGATATCAGGCTGTTTCTCGATCTGCTCGAAACGAGCCCACATGATTCCGACACCCGGAACCTTCCAGTCGAACAGCGTCTGCTTAAATGACTGGTCAAAACCCGTTGTGTCCAGCTCGAAGCAGATATTGCGTTCAAGCAAGAGTCCAGCTACGCGGCTTACTTCGTCGTCTTGATCGTCGAAACGGCGCTTGATATCAGGTTGAGGCGTGCGCGCATATAGAGCCGACAGCTTGATATCTGTGTTCGCGAAGAATAGGTTGTAATCACTTTGAGAACCACGGCCAGCGCTAGTGTCTGGACCGGCGGAAGACGTAGCGCGTGACGCATAGCGTTCAACACACTTGTTACCGTCGTTGATAAAGTTCTTGTGTTCCTGGCGGCTCGATTCAAGCTCTTGCGTCCAGTAGTTCTGCTTCTCTGCTGTTTGATACTGCGCAAGAATAGGGTCGCCGGCAAACGCGTCGGTCGTTACTTCTGGTTCGTAGTCGCTGTACGTACTGCTGTAGTTGTCGCTCATTGCTGCCGCCTTGTTATTGTTGTTTGTGGCGTGTTGTTCTTATAAGCCGCGACGATCTGCTGACCTGCGTTGCTTTTGTTGGCGTTCGTGATGGGCGAACGCCTCGTTGAATGTCCAGTTATTTATTACGACTTGATCGCCCTGGATTTCGGAAACGTGCTGTTGATGCTTGCTTGCCGTAAACGAAGCAAGCTGCAACTCGATACTGCGCTTAAGGTCTTCTGGCTTGATCGCCAAGCACGCATAACGGAATGCGTCTGAACCGTGGCTCCATTGATCGTGCGCTGGCTGATCGCTGTAAACGTGCCTATCAGCGTCCCATTTACGGCTGTAGTTCCGCAGTGCTTCAAGGCCGCGAGCACACTTGTCACGGTTGAACACGACCGGCCAAGTGCGGAGGACCTTGCGGACTGCATCAACACCGTGGAACACGCGGTTGCCGGCGTCGGGGTTCGGCGTCTTGCGCGCAGGGGCGCCGTGTTCAATGAACGTGTCGATGACCGACTTCCGGCTCGCGAACGTCTTGTGCAGGGCGTCATGCGGCACCCACCAAGTGCTGTAGCCGTCGCTGTATGGCAGCAGCATCAGCTTCTCAGCGACCTGCTCAGCGTCCTGGCCGTTCAACTCGATGTAGTCGATGAAGCGGACTTCGCCGCCGACGACCTGCCAGAACCAGATTGACGTGGCGTCGTTGAAGCCGATGTCCATCGCCAGCGACACGGGGTGGCGCGGATCGTACGCAACGTCCAGGCGCAGCTTGTTGTCGTTCTCGAGTGCCTGGATGTGCTTGCCGTAGTACGAGCCGCGCTGCGCGGCCTCGAAGCTGCATTCGTACTCCTGCGCGAACTCAGACTCGTCCTGGTCCTTGCGCAGTTCCTCAAGCTCGCGAGCGCCGATGATCCCGGACTCACTCGCCTTGAGGTGCAGGAGGAACCATCGCTGAGGGTCAGCGACTGCCTTCTGGTACACGCTCCAAAGCTGGTTCCCTTTGCCTTTGGGAGTGCCGAGGAACACTGCCCAACCCTTGCGGTCAGACAGAGCAGGGCGGATGACTTCGCCGAAAAGGCTGGCCTTGACCTGGGCGAACTCGTCGATGATCACGCCATCGAGGTAAATCCCGCGCAAGCTGTCGGGGTTGTCGCCGCCACAGACGAAGATGCGAGCGCCATTGATCAGCGTGATCGACAGTTCGCTCTCGTTGACTTTCGTGATGACGGTCGCGGCGTAGTCCTTGAGGTACGCCCAAGCGATCTTCTTCGCCTGTTTCTCAGATGGAGCGAGGTACGCGAATTGCGGTGTCGGCTTCTGGCTGCGGAGCGCGCGATTGATCAGCTCGTTGACCGCCATCACCGTCTTGCCAGCACGGCCGGCGGCGATGACAAATCATGACCGCCCAGCGCTGTGTCCGCGAATGGAACGGCATGAACACGTCGCGAGGCTTGTATTTCAGCTTCACGACGCCTGTGTCATCGCCCGTACTCCCTGTTTTCTTGTTGTTATTCATCGAGGTCAATGTCGTCGTTCTCAATTACGCGGCCGAGATCATCAAGCACCGTTGAATCAAGTGCTGTTGCTGGCAGTGAATGCTCGATTCGGATAGTGTTGTTCTGGTTGATCTGCTGTGCTTTCGGCGATGCGTAGTACTGAGCAGAATGCTTCGCGCAGTCGACACGTTCTTTCAGCGTCGCTTTGCGCTTGATTTCGATTAGCCCGCGTGTAACCGGATCAACGATGTAGTCGGTGAACTCTGCGTCCGGGTCTGATGCGATCCAGTACAGAAGCTCGTGCGGCAGCAGCCCTTTATCAGCGGCACGTGCGCGCATTTCTAGAACGATCGCCGTAGGCCGGGGTTTCGGTACTTTGGTGAGCGCATACGAGTCGATATCGACTTCTTCGAACTCAACTGGTGGCTTCGTCTTGCTGCGCGACATCATTCTTCTTCGCTTTCTGTCGCTGATACCAACGGTACTTGGAGCGAACGCGCACGTCCTGCGTACGGCGAATCTCAAGGTACTTGCGGACTACATCAAGCAACGGCCGGCCGCGAACGAACACGCCTTGCACGTGCTTCTGCATCGGATCGAGGTATTGCTGTTCTTTCGCCATAGCTGATAGTCGCGACAGTTGTGTTAGATCGTGTAAAACGACGTAGAAACGATTTTTGAAGCGTCAAACGATGCAAGGCGCCAGCGCGCTTGAAAAAATCGCTTAGAACGTGTTTAAATCGCTCCACGTTGATTCAACGATTTGCTAAAGCTCAGAATCTTTAATTCTCAGCTTCACCACAAAAAGCTCGCATAAATTGCAGAGTTAGAAGCGGTGCAGGAAATCGTGATCCAACTTTTGATCCAACCTCCCAAAAACGCACCATGCATTTGCGTTTGGTTGAACCGCGAACAACCTGGGCTCAGAAAAGCTTACCGTTGACGCCGACATTGTTTTGTCGTCCGTATTTATGAACGATTGGGACGTCAGTTTCCGTGCGATTCGAAAAAGTGATCGATTTGGGAAAAATTTATCTGTTTTCCTTATAAGTCAGACTTTTGATCGCGTTTGCGTTTCGGATTCAGATAGTACATGTCGGCCTTGTAATTTGATTCGGCATCCAAAATCAGCAGCCTGATGTAGCACTTGAGTTCTTCAGTTAACGAAAGGAAGCGAACTCGTTTAAGTAGGTTGCATGGTGCGCCAGGAGCGATGTGGACGGAGATACCGTCAACAACAAGTGCTGCTCTACGTGGAAATTGGGCAGGAAAGCGCCTCATGTTGGTCATCCTCAGTCGATCGATTCGAAATATTTATAGGCAATGTCGAACGCTGTTGGCCGCTTCGAGCAACAGTCCGCTTGATTTCTAACGGGAGTGTGCTAGCGTCGGCGTCGCTATCATCCAACGGAGGCTCTATGTCAAATGCAGGGGGAGTGCAGAAGAAGGAACACTCGTGGGCCAGCATCATTTCTGGAATACTAGTTCCGCTGTTGGTCGGCTGCACGGCTTACTACTTCATGGTTCCAAACTCGTTCTCACTTTTGAGGGGCGAAACGAAGCTAGATGCAGCATTGAAGATTGCAAAAAGCACCCAAACATCGTTTAACGCATTCAAGAGTGCCGGTGGTCTTGAAACGGAAAATCATTGGAAGGGGTTTTTCGTCGAGCAGATTGAGACAACATACGGAGCCGATGGTGTACTTGCTATGGCGACGATCACGGTTCGAAAAAGCTTTCCTGAATATAAGGATGGCACTCTCGACAACATATCGAGCGCGCTGAAGAGCGAATGTGGCTCAGACTGGGAGCAGCAGTCGAAAGGCAACCTGCTATACGTGCAGGCTAAGAAGGCGAATGGTGTGAGCTGCACCGTCGCTGACTACGGTGAAGCCACGACCAGGGTTGATCTGGCCTTCGTTCCCCCTGAACCCGTTCAGCAGCCGCCGGTAGCAGCTGTTCAACCTGTGCAGGAAGCACCAAAGCCACAGGTGCAGCAACCACCCGTGCAAGCACCGACACCCGTTCAGGATGCTCAGGCAGCAGAAGAAATTAAACCCGTCGTTGTGCAAGACCAGCCTGGAACGCTCGATGTAGCGACGTACAACGCCGTCCATGTGGTTCAAGGCAAGGTAACTGGTGAAGGTATAAACACTGTGTTTGCACTCGACAACCCTGTTCGCATCATTAACAAAGTTGGGACTGGTGCGCAGCAGGTTGGTGACTTTCACGACGGCGAATCTGTCAGACTCTTCCAAGTTAGTTTGGAAGGTGTTGACCTAACTCCGTTTAGGAAGCAGGGAACTTACGCGGTAACCGTTGATTGCCCGCGAGCCGGATGCATGGTCTTGTCGATCAAAGCTCAATGACCGCTGTGATCTGCTTCAGTTGAAGGCCAGCTTGCTTAACCATCATCTTGATCTGTTCGCGAGCTTGTTCAACCGATTCAGCCTCAACCACTTCGTTGAAAACTGCGATTTGGTTCTTGACCGTGAAGATGACTTGGAAGCGCATTTGGAACTCCAGTTCGTTGATCGATGTAGGGACTTTCGTCTTCAACTGGACCAACGACAACGGACTAACCAGTTTCTAATTGTGGTGAGTTCCACCCATACGAGATTTGGACGAAGAAAAACGGCCCATGAGGGCCGTTGATCTGGATCGAGCACGATTACTTCTGTTCCTTCTTCAAGTTCGACAGGTACGTGCTCGCACCGGCCTTCGTCAGGCCGGCTTGTTCTATGAAAGCCTTCAGGATGTCCTGACGACTCGCGTTCCGCATCTTCGCGAACACCTCGCGAGCGATGTCGGCCTTTGACTTCGTGCCTTCCGGCTTGGTAGGCTTTGCAGCCTTCGGCTTGGTCGTAACACCCTTCGTGTCGACGGCTGCGGCCTGGGCCGAAATAACCGGCTTGGTGATGTGCTTGACAGGAGCAGTCTTCTTGGCCGGTGCCTTCTTCGCGACAGGCTTGGTCGTCTTCGATGCAGTCTTCGTCGTTGCCATGATTTCACCCTTTCGTGGGTTGGTTGCGGTGAAGCCAACTATCAGGAACGTCACAGACCTAGACAACCGGACACCGATGGGTGCTTTGCCTCATCCGCTTATGCAACGGTGGAAGCGGTTGTATTGGTTTAGCGTTTTATTCGCAGCGTTTCAAACGCTACCTAGTACAAGGAGACGCGGCGGATGTGTTTCTCATATGAAATATATAATAATAAAATAATAAAGTATTAAACACCTCTAACGCCTTGATTTCAAAAGGAAAACTCGTAGTATTTTCCTGAAATTAAAAACCACTATAGTGGTTTTTAAAAACACTAAACGAGCTCCTTGTATAAAAAAGCCGGACATTAGTCCGGCTTTATGGGTGCTTCTACCCAGTCGTGGTTTAGTGTTTTTCATCCTGTTCACGGTCGAGGGGATCGTCAAACGATACGAGCTTCAGCCTCTTGCCTTGAACGCTTGCACGGTCATCGACCTTCGTCCATAACGGTTTGTGCTTCTTGAAGTCGTCAACGAACACCGAATCGTTGTCGACCTTCCTGCCGCGCTCCAAATCGGCTTTCGCGAACACCCAACGCCTGCGGTACTTCTTCTCGGCCATGTCGTACACATTGATGTCGACGGATTCGATCCCGGGCCAGTTGAGTTCGACCGTCGCCCTAACGTCACCGAGGAACTTGTTTTTGCCGCGTGGGTGTGTATACGGGCTTTCCTCGCGTACGAGCGACACGTACCGCAAGTACAGCGCGTCGAACGAAATGTATGTGAACTGATCCCATTCGAACACTTCCTCATACGCCTTCTCGTGCGGCCCTTTACCGTCGTCGACCGCTGTACGGTACTCCGGTCCACGATATGCTGCCGGAGCGACCGTCAAGTGATGCCACTTCGTCAGGATTTCGCCAAGCCAGCCTGCAACCGCGTCACGGTTCTTGAACCTGTGTTTGTTCTCGGCAAACAGTTTAATCAGCGCCTTCTTGTCTTCCGAATCCTCATCGGGTGAATACGGCAGTCCGATCCGTTCGGCAAGAACTTGCAGGATGTCACGCTTGATTTGCCACACACTGAAACGGCGGTCGATTGCGGTATCGGTAAGCTTGATTGGGCACGTCGGCTTGTTGCACGTCATCATGTACATCGCCGTGTTGTCTTGGTCGTACAGCTTTTGGCCGTTCTTGAAGTTCACGTCGATCCGCTCGTTACCGATGATCGCCTTCAGCGTATTGAAGTCGTCCTGCGCGTTAACGTTCTCGTCGATCATGATGAACATTTTTCCGAGCATGCCGCCTGTCCACTGGCCGAGTACGCCGTCTCGGTTCGTCACGGAAACCGCATCGCCCCAGATCGTCGCGATAGGTCCGTTGACGAAAACGTTCTTGCCTGCGCCTCCACTGCCTTTGCCGTACGGCAGCCACATCGGCAGCTCGAACGTTTCAGGGTGTCGGTACTTGTAGGCGATTGCGGACTCGATGTGGTCGCGGACGCCTTGCTCGCACCCGGACACGCTGTCGAGCAGGAGGTCAAACCAGAACTTGTCTTCGTCGGCGTAGTGCGGCGACGGCTGTAAAAAGTTCGGCTTGCCGAGCATGTTGAGGACGGTATCGGGGACATCGCGGTACGTGACCGTGACCGTCTCCTTAGCCCGGCCAGCGTTGCGCAGTGCGCTCATAAGCAGTTCCTGGCCGTCCTTCGACACGGGAACGTTGAGCGTGCGGCAGAGGCCGTTGAAAGGGAACTCCTGGTACATCTGCGAACCCGCCGTGCGCTTGTACAGCTTGTCGGTCTTGGCTACGTGGTAGATATCGTGCTCGTCGACTAGCTGCGCGTAGCGCTCGGACTGGCCGGCTTGACGTTGCTCACGCTCTGCGAGGCTCTTGGCCTGCTTGAACAACTGCTTGAACTCGGTGTGGTTCTCGCCCTCGGTCGTCGCCGTCTTGTAGTACTCGAGATGCTGCGCGATGAATTCAGCGTTCGTCTTCTCGCCAGCGGTCATGTTGGCGAACATCGTCGGTTTGAAGGCTGTGCTCATGCTGCACCTCCAAACTTCCCGACGAGGCTGGTGAACGGCATCGGCTTGCTGCCGTAGTGCTTCTTGACCGAGCGGCCACGGTTGATCAGGTTGATCAGTACGCCGAGCCCTCGTGTCTCGCCGGCCGTAACCTTGCGCTCAGTCGTTTTCCACATCGAGCGGACCGCTACAGAGTCCGCCTCGTTTGTAGCAGCTAGGAAGTCCGTGTAAGAGCCTCCGCAGCTGCAAATCGCCATCGCGGCTACGAGCCATTCCTGATACGTCAGGTTGACGCTGCGTAGGTCAGCGAGGACTTCGGCAAGGACATCGCCGGTCGGTGCTATGACGGCCTGGACTACCGGCGACACTGGATCGAGAGGCAACGCCTCGACGTTGAACAGCTCGCCTTCGTTGTGCCACGCGAGCGCGTTGCTCATGCTGACGACGGGAGCCGCAGGCAGGTAGAAGCTGCGGCTGTGCGAGAACGACGACGGGTCGACGATTGGAAGGTCGCGTTGCGTCTGGTGACAGCGGTACGTCCCTCCGGTCCAATCAACCAGTGCGGCATGCCTACGGCTGGTGATCGCGTCCTTGGTGACGCGTTGCGCGAGCGGGACGACGATGCGAAAGCAGTCGGCGAAGTCCTTGGCGGCCTGCTTGTGGCTGAACGACGTGTAGCCGACGTGCTCGACCGCTGCGAATCGCAGGCGGGCGTCGCTGACGGTCGTGTTGCCGTCGTAGTCGAGGACGAGCAGCGAATAGCCGGTCACGTTCTGCTCGGTCTTGTGGATGCGGTCGGTCTGCTCGATGTTCTCGAACACGCACCCGTTGAACATCGGGCCGTCCTTGTCGTCGCGGGCTTCGTGGCCGCACAACAGGAGGTCGACTAGTTCTTGCCACGGCATTTCGAGCTGGTCGAAGCCGTATGTGTGAGACCTGTTCTCAAACAGGTTGACATTGACCGTGAGGTCGGAGTATTTCGTTTTCATGGTTACCCTTCCGAGGTATTTAGGTGGCCTGCGACTACTAAAAACCTGTTGACGCAGGTGTGGAAGGGCGAGGATTCACATCCTCTTTTGAGCCGCAGGCCGAAACTTGGTTATTCGGTATTCATTCCATCTTATACTTTATCGTCCCGTCAAGGACGTGCGTCAACCAGTACTGTTATTCCTAGGCATTGACGCAGAGTTATTTACTATCAATCACGAGTTAATCTAAACCAAACTCGGATTGCGCTGCCTGCTTCGCTTTATAACGAAGCCTGTTGAATTCGCGTTCTGCCTCACGCGCGCTACGTAGTCTTTTAAATGCAGCATCGGTACTGCGTTTCCAGAGGATATTGCGAATCTCCATAACGCTGTCGAGATATTCCGGCGTGATTCCGGCGCGATATGCGTCATGTTCGATCTGTTCAAGAATCTGCGATAGCTCCTTGGTTGAATACTTTGTATATTCCATGTCCATTCTCCTTGTTATGTCGGCTTCCTAATTCCGACGCAAGGTATTTACATGGGATGTTGACCCAAACGAATTAAATGTTTAATAACGGGTGGTTAGCACATTCCTAAACTCTCGGCGCGCTTGAGATACTGGTTGAATTCGTACCGAGTAATCTTGCCTACGAACCTGTCAGCTTCCATCAGCTTCATCACCGCGCGCGCCCTTGCATCGACCTTCAGGCTTTCGGTTGGATCAGGCCGAGGCCCAGGCTTCCCGTGCTTGCGTTCCCACTTGGCGTCCTGAATAGCGTTCTTGACCTCGGTGTCGGTCCAGCCGTTTGCGCGTCGCTTGCCACCGTTACCGTTGTAGAGGAAGTACTCGTACCCGAGCTGGTCGATCCACCACGCCTCAAGGTCCGCAAGCTCATCGGCGGGGCACTGGTCGACGATCTTTATGCCGACCTCATCACCCTGGCTGATCAGCCAGCAGATGTGCCCGCATTTGAAGCTCGTGCCGCCGCTCAGCGCCTCGTCGACGTGCTGCTTTAGCCTCCGTTCGGGGTTGACCGTATGGCCGCAATAGAAGGGCTTTCCATCGCGGCCATGCAAGACGTAGATATATTCCGTTTTACTCACTGCCTGACTCCAAATTGGGTATTTAGGTCAAACAGGGAGCGACAGAGTTACGCGGGCTGATCGTCCAGGGAGTTCACGTATTCAACGAACGCCTGCCACTGCGACATAGGGATAGTCGAGATCAGGAGCTTCGTGCGATCATTCCGGTCAACCTCGATTACCACCGCGTAGCTTGGTTCGGAATTTTCGGTGTTCGGAAAGTGTCGAGCGACGTAGAGCGCGGCGAGTTTCTTCAAAAACTCGCGATCCTTTTCGCAAGTATTTTCCTGCCAACCACCGAAGCAAATGTCGGACAACATGTAGATTGCTAGCTCAGTGTCCGAGAAGTTCTCGTTGTCAGGGAGCGCACCAACTGCGCGAATGTCTCGGACCGCCGCTTCATACTGTTCGTTTGTGTGCTCCGAATCGAGGTCGACTTCGATCACCTCACGTTGCGTTTCATCGCTAATGATTACCATCGCCTTCGGGCGCTCCTGGCGTTCTACACCACGCAGAGGGTCATAGAAACGCTTAACACGCTCGGGGCGAAGACTAATCAGCCCGTTACGCGCAAGCCGGTCAGGAATAGGCTTCGTCGGCCACATCCCTTGTGAAAGCTTACGCAACCGATCCGGCGTGAATTTCTTTGCCAGGAGGTGATTGCCTGCGAATGCTTCCTCGTTCGGGGCAACCTGCTGCAACATCTGGACACTGAGTGACGCGAGAATTAACTCCGCGTCGAGACTTACTCGGTCGAAGTCAGCGCGGTTCATCTGGCGGTAAAACGCAAACGATAGGGATTCGTCGTAGCTGACTTCGACGTATGCAATCCAGTCAGTCAGGGATTTCGTCCCGTGTGCGAACAGCGCATTCAAGATGCTGAACCATTCGGTGTCAACCTCCTTTTTGTTCTGTACGGCGTGGATAAGCGCGCGTTTGACCAGATCAAACTGGTAGTCGTCCCGGTCGTATCCCAAAGTTTTGGTCACAGTTTCGACTGCGTTCTTGTGGTCCTTTTCCGACACAGGGACAGAAAATTCTGCCGTATGTGTATTCCGGCCGAGACCTTCAAAGTTGGTGATGATCATGCAGCGGTGGGCCACCTTGTTGGTGCTCATATAAATTACTCCGATAAAGTTACTTGGTCGGCTTCCAGACCTTGGTTGCCTTGATTTCGATCATGATTTCGTCTGCAAGCTCCCCTATGGACTTGCAGACACGGGTTTCCATCAGCAGTGCAGCGGGATAAAAGTCGAAGCGGTAGTTCCGCATCACCCATTCCTCGCCATCGACAATGCCAACACGTGCCGGCCCATGCGTAAAGCAACCTCCCCATCCGAACAACGCGGCGTTAATCCGCTTGATATCCGGGTGGTTAGCTGGGACGGCTACGAGTACGTCATAGACCGTGGTGTTCATTTGGTGGCGATTTCCTTTCTGGTTGGTTTTCGAAACGATCCCGGCCAGGACAGGACGCACGATAGGTGCCCAGCGCTTTTAACAAAATGAGCATCTAATCACCGGTGATTGATTTGCTAAGATCGCCGCATGAGGCAAGACGACCGCGACCGCAGAGTCACCCAGCTCAAGGGCGCCTACGAGCTATGGCACGTGGCTTTGCAGCTGAGCCGGAAGGCCGGCTATAGATGGAGTGATCACGTTGAGCGCGACTTCGGCGCCGCCGTTGATCTGCCGTTCGATCAGTGGTGGGAGCAGTGCGAGCACCTCTTCCAAGACGAGCCGATGCCGCTAGTACACGTCGTCCGCACGGCTGATGACTTCGATTTCTGGCATAAGGACGCGCTGACGGGCGACTCTGTCGTCCTGGCGATCAACCTCGTCAACACGGTGGAGCGCATCCGGGTGTCCATCGACGAGGTGCTGAAGCAGTTCCACGACCACAGGCCCGGAAAGCCTCCTGAGTACGAGAGCAACGCCCGCTACTCGTTGAGGCGTGTGCCCGACAGTCGCGGAGCAGTACGGCGAGCGTTGCTGATGTTCAGGCTCAAGGTGATCGAGCGAACGCCGCTTACGTATTCGGAGATCGCTCAACAGCACAAGATTACGTTTGACGGTGACGTATCCGTCACGCTTTCCCGCGCATTGGGTTACGGTAGACGGCTTGTTGAAGGAGTCGCTGAAGGAATATTTCCAGCGAAATAACCCGCATAAACACGCGTTTTCTCCGAGCCTGCACGAGTTCAAGGTAAATACTCGTGCAGGCTTTTTTGTGCCTGCTTCATACGGAGAACAACAATGAGCCTCGAAATTCTTGAACCACTATCGCTCGTCCTCGTCGTACTCACTCTCACGCTCGCATTAATGAAGCCGAAGAAGGACAGCGATGGAGATTAAATACCGTCTGAGCAAGACAGGAATCATCCAGTTCCGCACGAACGGCTGGCGCTGGATGTCGACATCGAGCAAGGATTGGGATGAAGCAGAGGAAATCGCCCGCACGTACGCCGTCGAGCAGATGGCTGAAGCTGCGAAGAAGCCTGAATCAATCGCGGACGACTTGATCAAGCGCGGCAAGATCGACGAGTACTGCTCGCTTGCAGTAGACGTGCTAGCAGTCGGTAGAGCAGCCGGCCTGTTCACGCAGCAGCAGATTGAATTCCTGCACTGCTACGAATGGCTGAAGTTCGTGTACAGCGGCAAGGTGACCGCGACACTGCGGGAAAAGTACCACGCGCTATTCGCGAGTGACGACACATACCCAAGCTGGGCAAAGCCACAGCACTAAAAAAGAGAGCCCTCATACGAGGGCTCTTGCTTTTTCTGTCGGAGAACAGGGGCTTAACAAGGATATGAACAAATTGCCATCTCACGATGGCATCGGTATTTATAAACGATACGTCAATCGTTGTCTTCCCCTCATAAATAAATGATGGTGGAGCTGCTTATTTTTGAAGCACACCATTAAGGAGAACACAATGAACGTATGCAAACACAAGGTCAACGGCAAGCCGTCGGAAGCATGGTATTTCCGATTCACATTCAACAAGCAGCGGTATTTCGGGTCGACCGGCTGCACGAACAAGACTGAGGCACTGAAGGTCGCTCATCGCAAGTACCAAGAGGCTATCGAAGTGACTGCGGGCCAATCAGCGGTCGTCTCGCTGACGATTGCCCAGGCGTTTGAGAAGATGCTCAGTGCGAAGAAGCGCGCTCCGATGATCGTTGAGCTGACGTACCGCCTCAAAAAGCTGCTTGGCACGAAGATCGACAACCGCACGCACAAGCCTGTCGCAGTATTCGGGTTCGACGGGACTCGAAATTTCGAGTCGTTGTCGACGAAGGATATTCAGCAGCTTGTTTTGGCTCGTCGCGAAGAGGGAAGCAGTGACGGCACGATTCTGACCGAACTGTCTGCACTCCGTCAGACGATCAAGCTCGTCAAGAAGCTTGAGCATCCTGTCCCTGATATCGACTTTGCTGAGCTGAAGAAGGACAACGCTGTTAAGCCCGCGTCTGGCCGTCTCGTATATCTCAGCCTCACTCAAGAGCGCGATTTGCTCGCTCAACTTCACCCGGACACTGAGATTCGCGGTATCTCGATGGAGTCGGACAAGGTGGAAATGCGCCAGGACTCATGGGACTTGACGGTCTTGCTGATAGATACCGGCGCGCGATACAACGAAATCGCCCAAATCAAGAAGGACGCTATTGACCTCAAGCGCGGGGAAATCCATATCTACCGCAGCAAGGTCAAAAACGAGTCCGTACTGACGATGACGAATCGTGTCCGAACCATTTTGGAACGCCGTATCGAGGCAATGAAGCCCGGACAGAAGTACGTTTTCGAGAATACCGATGGCGGCGCCCGCAACTATTGCCCAAGGGCTTTCAAGAGTGCATGCAAGCGGGCCGGGATTGAGGGGATCACGATCCACAGCCTGCGTCATACGTGGGCGAGCCGTGCGGCACAGGCAGGGTTGTCGCTGGGCGAGATTCAGCAGCAGCTCGGCCACACGACGATCCAGATGAGCATGCGGTACGCGCACTTGATGCCGAATCAGGCATCGAAGAAGGCCGCAGAAATCATGAATCGACTACAAGCGCCCGATTGA